CTACAGAAACAGGGATGACACACCAAGCTGGTCAGTTGCAAGTTTCTGCAAATGGTTATCAAGCGGCTATTTTTAATAGGTTGCAAGACGGCACCATTGCAGACTTTAGAGTTGACGGCACAGCAGGAGGCTCTATTTCTATTAGCGGCTCTACTACTTCTTACAACACCACTTCTGATTACCGTCTTAAAGAAAACGTAGTAGCAATGTCAGGCGCTACAGAAAGACTTAAGCAACTTAATCCTTCACGTTTTAATTTTATTGGTAATACTGACACTACTGTTGATGGTTTCTTAGCACATGAAGTTGCAGATGTTGTACCTGAAGCAATTACAGGCGATAAAGATGCTGTAGATGATGACGGCAACGCAGTGTACCAAGGCATTGACCAAAGCAAACTTGTGCCGCTACTTGTGGCAACAATACAAGAACTTGAGGCGCGTATTGCCGCACTTGAATCTAACTAAGGAGACTAACTAATGGCTACATTTACATGGACAATCCCAACCTGTGAACACGTTATTGCTGATGGCGGCATCAATGTCGTTCACTGGCGTTGTAACGCAACACAAACCGAAGGCACTGGTGACGACGCTGTTACCTACACAGCCTCTAGCTATGGCACTGTCGGTCTAACCTATGACGCCTCTGCATCTGACTTCGTTGCTTATGACGCAGTAACAGAAGCTGAAGCACAGTCATGGGTTTGGGCGAACGGAGTAGATCAGTCTGAAACAGAGACTGCACTACAAGCCAACATCACTGCTCAGATCAACCCTACTACTGGCGACGGAACGCCTTGGTAATGGGTATGCTCATGGACGTTGCAAACATTGCAACATCAGTTATCGCGGTATGTTCATTAATTGCCGCTATGACGCCCACACCAAAAGATGATGTGTGGATCGGGAAGGCGTACAAGTTCCTTGAGATCTTGGCGCTTAACATTGGAAAAGCAAAACAGTAAGGAGTAGCGACGATGGGAAAAAATGAAAAGACCCTAATCACCGTGAACGAAAAAGAGTATTACGTTGAAGATTTTAATGATCAGCAGCGCGTGCTTTTAAACCATGTAAATGATCTAGACCGCAAGCTTTCAAGCGCTAGATTTAATGTTGATCAACTCGCAGTAGGCCGTGAGCGTTTTATTGAATTGCTAGATGAAGCACTTCAGCAAGAAGCAGTCACAGATGCCGACTACGATGAGGTTCCTGATCAGGAGGATTAATGCCTCTCATAACGCTAGATATCCCGCCAGGGGTTGTAAGGAATGGAACAGACTTAGAGTCTGCCGGTCGATGGAGAGATGCGAGCCTAATTAGATGGCGAAACAACTCTTTACGGCCCGTTGGCGGCTGGGATACTAGGAAAGCTGCGGCGGCGTCACAACCGCCCCGTGGCGCTGTTACGTGGCTTGATAACTCCGGCAACATTCATTATGCCTTTGGGACGGCTGACGGCTTGTTTACGTCCATCGATTCCAACACGATTATTGATATCACGCCTGCCGGCCTTACTAGCGGGAACATTAACGCCATTGAGAACCTTGGCTATGGTGGTAACTTCTACGGCCAAGAATACTACGGTACGGCCCGTATTGCTGGAGTTCCACAGGAATGCACAACCTGGTCACTCGATAACTGGGGCGAGTATCTAGTTGCTTGCTCTAGTGATGACGGCAAGCTTTACCAGTGGCAATTAAACAACGCCGCAAATGGTGTGCTCGTATCAAACGCGCCTACCGGGAATACATCTATCATGGTAACCGAGGAGCGGTTTGTATTCTGCCTTGGTGCCGGCGGCAACCCACGTAAGGTTCAATGGTCTGATCGCGAAGACATCGACACATGGACGCCTGCGGCTACTAACGAGGCCGGTGACCTAGAGCTACAGACCTCTGGTAAGATTATGCAGGGCGTTCGTATTCGGGGCCGTGCGTTAATTATTACGACGACTGATGCTCACGTAGCATCCTACTCAGGACCGCCCGTGGTCTACGGGTTTGAGCGCGCGGGGACTGCTTGTGGCGGGATCTCTCGGCAGTCTGCCGTAGCAGTCGATGAGGGCGCGTTCTGGATGGGACAAAAGGCGTTCTTTCTTTATAACGGCTCATCGGTGCAAGAGCTTCCCTGTGACGTTGCTGATTACGTGTTTGACGATATTAACAACTCACAGGCTTCAAAGGTATGCGCAGTTCATAATTCGCAGTATGGAGAGGTGTGGTGGTTTTATCCATCTCGAGACTCGCAAGAGAACAACCGATACGTCTCATACAACTACCAGCAAAATTATTGGATGATTGGCAACCTGGCTCGTACCGCAGCCGTAGATCGCGGCGTATTCCGATACCCAATGTGGTTTGACCCAAGTGCTAATATCTTTGATCACGAGGTGTCTTTATCGCATGACGGCGATGACATCTTTGTGGAGAGTGGTCCAATCTTTGTTGGCGAGGGTGAGAACGTAGTCCGGGTTACTGAGCTTATTCCTGACGAGAAAACGCAAGGACAAGTTACGGCTACGTTCAAGACTAGGTTCTATCCTAACGCCTCAGAAAGCTCACACGGGCCATTTACTATGGCAAGCCCTACCAGCGTGCGCTTTACCGGCAGACAGCTCCGCATGAGGCTTACAGGCTCTGATCTGACTGACTTCCGCGTAGGCAACATGAGGCTGGACGTTAAGACTGGGGGAAGAAGGTGAGCATAGGGGCATTCCCTCCGCCACCTGGCGGCCCTGAGTGGAAGCCGTGGGGCGAACGCCTTAATGATTATCTACGCAGAGTTAGGTCGCACTTAGCATTCTTTGAGACTGGGGACAGTGCAAAAGATGACGGGATTATCCTATGGGATTCTACCGGCTACCCCGTAGTATCAAGTGGCGGCGAGTTTAAGCAAATCGTCTTGGCCGATGGTCACGGGGATTTCGTTATAACTTCTGATTATGCTTACACGGCGGCGGATACAACTTATTTATTAAGCTATACAGCAGACAGTAATAATGAAGGCTTACCAATTAATGGCTCTCGCATTACATTTAGTGAGACGGGTTATTATCTGGTCAGCTTTTCTGCCCAAGTATTTAGCTCATCTGCTAGCACGGTAGAGTTTGCATTTTGGCCAAAAAAGAACGGCGCAAACATGACTGGGAGCACGCTTAGAGCTGCATTGCACGGCAACTCAGAGACGACCGTAGTAAGCCGGGCCGTCATTATTCACGCGACTGCAAACGATTATCTAGAAGTTGCCACGGCGTGCGACAGCACTAATGGGTCATTAAAAGCATTTGCCGCAAACGGCATATCAGATGAGCCGGCGTGTCCTGCAACAACCCTAACGATTATTAGAGTGCATAGGTGATATAATTGGCGACTATAGTAGAGGAATTGGTGCGCTGTGAGCCTTGGCTACAGGCAGCCTTAGAAAGATCGGGCGGCACTCACACCATTACTGACGTAGTTGAAGCTGTAGCAGAGGGTCGTATGCAGTTCTGGCCAGCGCCACGGGGATGTGCGGTAACAGAGATAATTAAGTACCCAGGGAAGAAGGTGTTACATATATTTCTTGCTGGCGGAGAGTTAGATCAAATCGTAGAAATGGATAGTTCTGCGGCGGAGTTTGCACGAATGAACGGTTGCACTGCAATGACCATCGCAGGACGCAAAGGCTGGGCTAAGGTGCTGAAGGATAAAGGCTACGAAGTAGCGCACACAGTATTAGCAAAGGAACTTTGATATGTCAGGTGGAAAAGGCGGCAGTCAGACTACGCAGGTAGAAATACCTAAGTTTATTGAAGACGCTGCAAGACAGAATTTAGGGCGCGCTCAAGCTACTGCTCGCATGGGATACCTCCCCTATTATGGGCCAGAGGTTGCGGCTTTTTCTCCCCTACAAACACAAGCAATGCAAAGCGCAGGTGCAGCGGGACAAGCATTTGGACTAGCAGGGCCGGGGTTTGATGCTACAGCATCGATACCAACACCTGATTTGCTTTACCGTGGTATGCAAGGGTATGGCTCTGGTGAGCTATTCGAGCAGCAACTTAAAGATTTGCAAACAAAAAGCCCAGCGCAATTTAGTCAATACACTTCCTTGCCAACGATGGTCCCAAATTTTGACGGCTACTTTATGCCAGTGCCGGGACAGGATGCCGGCTATATGCCTGGCACAGATGAAAACGTGGCATTTGGCACGGATACCCCTTTGTTTAATGTTCCGTCACTCGATTTTACTGACCCCATGTACGACATCCTGCGCGACCAGTTCTCGATGGGTGGAGATCCTGCCGACCCAAACAGTATTGCGGCTCAGATGGCGGCAATGCAGCAATCAATAAACGAGAACCGAGGCTTCATTGATCAGGGAAACATCTACAACCCACAGTACGACGATAGATTCCAAGACCTAGAAGCTCAAATATCAGGCTTCCAACAATTTGACCCCTCTGATTTACAGAACCAATTGACAGCGTTGCAAGGGCGAGAGCAGTTTGATCCGTCTGGTATGCAACAAAGACTTGCTGGCTTAGAAGGTCAATTTAGTCAATTCCAGCCATTCGACCCAAGTGACTTGCAAAATCAGCTTTCTGAATTGCGGGGTCGAGAGGCGTTTGATCCCACTGATTTAACTGCGCGCCTTTCTGGTCTTGAGGGTCAGTTTGGCGGCTTGCAGAATCAATTCGGCAGTATGCAAGGATTCGACCCTAGCGGCTTACAAAACCAGATTCAAGGTTTGCAGAATCAATTTGGGGGGTTGCAAAACCAGTTTGGTGACATTGAAAGATTTGATCCATCCGCCTTGCAGAACCAGATTGCTGGCATCGAAGGCCGATTGGGCGGCATGACTCCGTTTGACCCAAGTGGTTTAGCGGGACAAATTGAAGGCTTGCAGAATCAGTTTGGTGGATTACAAAACCAATTTACAGGAATGGAGCGCTTTGACCCGTCATCAATTCAACAGCAAATAGCAGGCATTGAAGGGCGACTGGGGGGAATGACTCCGTTTGACCCAAGCGACATACAAAACCAATTAGCTGAACTTCGCGGTCAAGATCAGTTTGATCCAACTGCTATTTACGAGCAGATTGGAGATATAAGGGGTAGAGTCGAAAGCTTCTCACCGTTTGATCCTACTGGTCTGCAACAGCAAATATCTGATTTGCGCGGCGTAGAAGGATTTGACCCTTCATCCTTGCAAAACCAAATTTCCAGCTTACAAGGCCAAGTAGGGGGAATGACTCAGTTCGATCCTTCTAACTTGCAAGCTCAAATACGAGAACTGCAAGGACGCAGTGCGTTTGACCCATCAGGCATTCAGCAAAGGATCGCCGGCCTTGAAGGGCAGTTCAGCCAATTCCAACCTTTTGATCCAAGTGATATCCAGGCTCAATTAAGAGATTTAAGCGGAAGAGATACGTTCGATCCTAGCGCTTTACAGTCTCGCTTATCCGGCTTAGAAGGTCAGATTGGAGGAATGCAGCAGTTTGACCCAAGTGACTTGCAGGCTCAAATAGCAGCAAACCAACAGAGGCTTGAAGGAATTAGGGGATTTGACCCAACTAACTTACAACAACAGATACAGGGCCTAGAGCAGCAGGTAGGCGGAATAACACCATTTGATCCTAGCGGTTTAATGGGTCAGATAGGCGGCTTACAAGAGCAAATAGGGTCTTTGCAAACACGTCCTGGCTTTGATCCTACCGGTCTACAGAATCAAATATCTGCCTTACAGCAAACACCCGGCTTTGATGCGTCAGGTATCTTAGGGCGGCTCGGAGCACTGGAGTCTACGCCAGTGTTTGATTATTCTGGCTTACAAAATCAGATAAGCGGGTTGCAACAGCGGTTCGCTGGTTTCCAGCCATTTGACCCATCCGGCTTACAGTCGCAAATAAGTTCATTGCAACAAACGCCGGGCTTTGACCCATCTGGTTTGCAGTCGCAAATTAACGCACTTCAACAGACGCCAGGATTTGATCCTACAGGGCTACAACAACAGATATCGGCCAATCAATTAGCGATAGGCCAAGTTCCTCAGTTTGACCCATCAGGGTTGGCAGGACAGATAGCAGCGCTACAAAATCAATTGGTAGGACTGCAAACATCATACAACCCGCAGGTGACAGGTGGCTTTAACCCTGCTGGCGGTCCAATTAACGTGGGCGCTGTAGGCGGTCCAATTAAGATAAAAGGTTGAGGTAAATAAAATGGCAGGAGCAGGAACAGGACCGGCAACGATGCCCATACAGCAAGGCAATGTTTCGCCAGCCTCCCCTACAGGGCGTGGAGGTTTCAGTTTTTCGTTGGCACCACAAAACCAAGGTATGCATAGTGGATTCGGTCTTTTTGGAACTGGAGCCGCGCCAACACAACCACCAATGCAGGGCGGTGGATTTGCAGGGTCCACTGGAGGGTTTAATCCTGCTGGGGGGCCAATAAACGTAGGCGCACCTGGCACCACCAAAATAAAAGCCCCTACAGGCGCCCCGATACAGCCAGTTAAGCCTTTGCCCGGCCAAGTGCCACAGCCAATTGCTCCCCAGCCTATGGCTCCTGCCGCATCTCCACAGGGCGACATTTATCAGCAAGCCTCTACTGGTATTGGGCAAGCAATGGGTGGCGCACAGCGAGAGCTAGGTTTTATGCCTTCACAGGTTCGTGGAATGGGCTACCGCGCTCCTGACATTGCAAGCCAAATACAGGCATTTCAGAACCCGTACGAACAGCAAGTTGTTCAAGGCGCAATGGGCGATATCGAGCGTCAACGTCAAATGCAGGCCAATCAATTGGCGGCGCAGTTTCAGGGTGCTCGTGCTTTTGGTGGTTCGCGAGAAGCTATTCAACAAGCAGAGCTAGGGCGTCAAGCTTTAGAGCAGGGGGCGAGTACATCCGCAGCGTTAAGACAGCAAGGATTCGGTCAAGCTTTACAAGCGGCACAAGCTCAAGCCGGCATGGGTCAGCGCGCTCAAGAGTTTGGTCTTGGCCAAAGTATGCAGGCACAGCTCGCTAACCAAGCGGCACGTCAGGCAGGATCACAGCAAAGATTAGGTGCTGCGGCGCAACTAGGATCGCTTGCTAACTTAGGCTTCGGTATGGGTCAGACAGTACAGAAGCAGATGGCGGAGCAGGGAGCGTTACAGCAGCAACTGCAACAGCAAGTTATGAATGCGGCACGTCAGCAGTTTGAAGGCTTCCGTAACTATCCAGCACAAGCGCTTGGTTATTACGCTCAGGCATTGGGTGCAACACCGACACCACAGTCTAGTACAACGTCGAAGCAGCCAGGGTTGTTTGATTACCTGACGCTTGGCGCATCATTGATGGGATAAAGATATGGTTGCAACAGACTCACAAGCGCCGCAACAAAAACAAGCTTTCAAAGGCTTGCTTGATTTGCTAATGGAAGACGAAAAGAAAAAAGCATTAATTCGTCAAAAAGCTCAAAGTGTTGGTGCAGCGTCCGCACAAATAGCCCAACCGTTTGCTGTTCAACAACCACAGGCTTTAGGGTTTAGCGGCGGATTGCTACAGCAGCCTCAGATTCCTGCTATGGTTTCCGGCCAAGGCATTATGGGCGCTCAACCAGATAATGGTGATGGCGAAAAGAAAAAAGAAATGATTTTTAAAATGATGAAATATTTAGGCATGGCTTAAAGGGTAGAATTATGTCGGGGATGATGACTGGTCAAGCTGTACCATCAAAAACATCAGCGCGTGATGATGAAGAGCGCAGAATGATGCAAATGATGGAGCAGATGCAACAACGTCGCGCACCAAACGCAAAGGTAGCAATGACGCCTCAAGCTCAACAACAAATGCAAAACTTTGAGGCCGCTCGCGCACAAGCTATGCAGCCGGCAAGGTCTGTTAGTGGAGGCTCTACTACTGCAAAACCAGAACAAGCAGGCCTACTAAGCCGCTTAGGTCGAGGTGCTTTGGATGCGCTACAAGACCCTGTGCGTAATGCTCAGATTGTTACTGCGCTTAACTCTATGCGGCTACAGCCTGACCCTAATTTAGTTAAGTCAGTGCAGGCGAGAGCAGAGAGCGCTCAAACAGGTAGGCAGCAAGCACAACAAGCAAACCGCACAGCAGCGTTTCTTCGAGCGGAAGGCAGCGAAAATCTTGCCGATTTAATTCAGCAACAGCCTAATCTTGCTTCTTTTGCTCTTAAGCAACATTACGAGGCAAAAACGCGGCAGCCTACAACCTTGCAACAAAAAATAGCCACCTTGCAGGAAGCATATCCTAATAAAACACCGCAAGAAATTTCGCAGCTTGCGTCCGGCATACAAAATTTTGAAATCAAGTCAGGCAAAGAAGTGAACAAAATGTTTGACTCAGATTTGCCAGAAGGCCGCTTGTATAAGGTAAATTCTGTCACTGGAGAGGTTACTGGCATTGAGGGTGCGCCGGAAACCCCATCAGACACTTCGCTAATCAAAGAGTATAAATACGCGAAACAAAATGAAAATTTTGTGGGAAGTTTTGAAGATTTTATGAAGATTCGCTATCCGGCGTCTGACCCAGAAAGCAAGCCCCTGAGTCAGGGAGAGTCGAATGCTACTGGATTTTACAGTCGCGTGTTAGAGTCGCACAGAATCTTACTGCAACCTACAGAGCAAGGTTTGTTAGAAGAGCAAGGCACTAGCTTTAGCAATGCAATGCTTGAAAAAGACCCCACAGGGTTAGCGCGCTATGCAATGGCTGATGAGTACAAAAGATACGAACAAGCAAAGCGAGACTTTATCAACGCAAATTTAAGACGAGAATCAGGAGCTGCAATTGCAGACAGTGAGTTTGATAGCGCTGAGAAACAATATTTCCCAGTACCTGGTGATTCTCCTGCGGTTATAGCGCAAAAGCGACGTAACCGAGAAACGGTTATTAATGCGTTACGTGTAGCTTCGGGAGTTGGGGCAAATAGATTAGGTATCTCAGCGAGTGTTGTCGGTAATACAGTAGTGTTCCCTTCTGGGCGCTCTGTCGTCGCAAAAGATGTTCAAACAGCGATCACGATGGCGGATGAATTTAACAGAGGGGCAAGCAAGTGACAGAAGAAGAGTTAATCAAAAAATATAGCGCTGACTTACTCACGGAAGACTCGATAACAGAACCCCCAGGGTTAGCATCTGAAGAGCCAGCTAGAATGACTGCCACGCAGGTTGCTGGCAGTGCGCTCATGAACTTGCCGGGGTCGTTGTACCAACTTGGCGCTGATGTTGTTGGCGCTGCACTCAGCCCAATAGAAACGGCAAAAACGGTTTTAGATTTAGGCGCAGGCGCTCTACAAGAAGCATTGCCTGAGGGTGTGGTACAGGCGATAGGTGAAGATCCAAAGAGCAGGGAGTTGGCGCGTCAAGTCGGTCAAATGTACGTTGATCGCTACGGAAGTGTAGAACAAGCGAAGCGCACTTTTGCTAGTGACCCCGCTGGTTTTTTAGGCGATGTATCTACGCTATTTGGTGTTGGCGGCGCGACAGTGCCAGGCCGAGTAGGGGCGTCGCTATCGAAGGCCGCTGCGGCAACTGAGCCGACTGCATTGGCAGTTAAAGGGGCGTCTAAGATTGCAAGCAAGGTTGGGCCTGTTACAGCCAGCGCGCTGGGCGTTACGACTGGAGTTGGTGATGCGCCTATACGAGAAGCGTTTGAGGCGGGCCGGGAGGGCGGAGAGCGAGGTGAAATGCTCACAACGCAGATGAGAGGTCAGGGTGACCCTCTTGTTGTTGTAGACGCCGCTAAGCAAGGATTAACGCAGATGCGTCAGCGCATGATGCAAAGATACCGCTCACAAATGCAAGAAGTCGGCAAGGCGCGCGAGCCTATACAGATGCGCCGTATTTATGACATTGCCGAGCAAGCAATGGAGCGTGCGACTTTCGGGCGGCAAATTACTGATGAAAACGCCGCAAAAGCTATTGCCGCAGCACAAGACAAAATTATGGATTGGTCTAAATTAGACCCTGCGCTTTACCATACAGCAGAAGGCGTCGATGCTTTAAAGCGTTCTGTTGGCGCTATTATAGATAGCATCCCAATGGAGCAGCGTAATGCTCGTGCAGCAGTGCAGGGTATCTATGATCAAATTAGATCTGAGATCAGCGCGCAAGCTCCTGTCTACTCCGAAGCCATGAAGGATTACAGTCAAGCCGCAGAGTTAATTACTGAAATAGAGCGAACACTTAGCCTCAATCCTAAAGCAAGCTTAGATACGCAGTTGCGCAAATTGCAGTCTGTGATGCGTGATAACGTGCAAACAAACTACGGGCAACGCACACGACTAGCAGATCAACTACAAGCCTCTGGTGGCGTCCCATTCCGCGCTGGTTTAGCTGGGCAGGCACTCGCACCATATGCGCCCAGAGGCGCTGCTAGATTTGGCATGGGTCCGCTTACCCTTCAGCAAGCGGCATCAGGCAACCTGCCGGCGGCAGCAACGATGGCTGCCGGTTCTTCTCCGCGATTAGTTGGCGAAACTGCATATCGCGCTGGCCAAGTTGCGGGAGCCGGGCAAGATATTTTAAGCGGAGCAAGCGCAGCAGGGCAGCGAATACCTCCCGGCCTTTTAGATATGATTACTGACCCTCTTACACGCAATATCCTGTTCCAAGCAGGAAGAGCGCAAGGCTTATAATTATGGATTTAAAACCAATGACAGAGCAGGACATTGAGGGCATTGCACGAGAGGCAATACAAGACGCCGTCGATTTCTGTGAATCTGAGATTGCTGAAGACCGCATAAAGGCACAGCGTTACTTTGACGGCGAGACCGATATCGGTGAAGAAGATGGCCGGTCTAAGGTTGTTTCTACAAAGGTACGGGATACCGTACGGGCTATTAAGCCTTCTTTAATGCGCGTATTCCTGTCTACTGATAAGCCGGTAGAGTTTGTGCCACGTAACCAAGAAGACGTGCAGATGGCCGAGCAGGCTACTAAGTATATGCACTACCAGTTCAATGAGTTAAACGGCTACAGGGTGCTGAACGATGCAATACACGATGCGCTTATTAAAAAGGTCGGTGTCGTCAAGGTTTACTGGGATACTTACCAAGAGCAAGAAATATACGATTTCCAAGGTCTTAACGACATGGAGTTTTCTGTGCTCGTTAATGAAGACGACGTTGAGGTACTTGAGCACACAACTCAAATGGTTATGGAAATGGACCAAATGGGTATGGAGATGGAAGCTCCGCGCCATGATCTTAAGATTGCTCGCACGGTCGAGAAAGGAAAGATGTGCGTTGAAAGCGTACCTCCAGAAGAGTTTTTCATTGATCGTAACTCACGCTCTATCGATGACTATTACGTTGTTGCTCACCGTACAGAAATGCGTGTTGGCGATCTCGTGGCTATGGGTTATGACTACGAAGAAGTCTACGATCTAAGCGGCCTACAGCACTCTGACACGTTCTCTGAGGTAGAAGAGTACCAACGCAGGGGGTACGAAGAGGATTACTCTGACGAGGACGTACAAGACCCCTCGATGCGTCTAGTAGCCGTTACAGAGGCATACATCAAGATTGACGTAAACGGCACTGGGGTAGCGCAGTTACATAAGGTCACATTAGGCGGCAATCAATACAAGTTATTGGACTATGAGCCATGCGGTCAAATCCCGTTTGCTGTATTTGAGGTAGACCCGGAGCCACACACATTCTATGGCCGGTCGGTTGCTGACCTTATCTTGAATGACCAAGATGCGGCTACAGCAATGCTCCGCGGTGTGCTGGACAACGTCGCACTAACTAACAACCCTCGCGTAGAAATTGTGGACGGCGCAGTAAACGTCGATGATTTATTAAACAATGAGATTGGCGGGATCATCCGTGTCAAGCAGTCAGGCGCTATTCAGCCACAGGCCGTCCCGTTCGTCGCAGGCCAGACCCTTTCTGCCTTACAATATTTCGATCAGCAGGTAGAAGATAAGACCGGGGTTACAAAAGCGTCTACTGGCTTGTCGCCTGATGCACTGCAAAGCACAACGGCTACTGCTGTTGCGGCCACCATGCAGGCCCAAGCGGCGCAGATTGAAGTAATGGCTCGAAACCTTGCTGAAGGCGGTATGCGTCAGATGTTTAGGCTTATGCTGAAGGTCATGGTAGAAAACGTCGATGAAGAACAGATGATGCGTTTACAGGGCCAAAGCTACATCCCTGTCGATCCTCGCTCATGGAATACCGGCATGGACGTATCTATTAACGTAGGTCTCGGTACGGGCAGAGAAGACCAGAAGGTCGCTGTTCTTAACCAGGCGTTACAGATGCAGATTCAAATCTTCCAGTCGTATGGCCCTGGCAATGGCATGGTTTCACTGTCAAACATAAGAAACACGTTATCTGACATATTGGCTATCAATGGCGTCCGTAACTCTGAGCGCTACTTTATGCCTCTCAATCCGGCTATGGAACAGCAGATGATGATGCAACAGCAACAGCAGGGTCAGCAGCAACAAGGCGATCCTAACGCGGCGTACTTGCAGGCAGAGCAAATGAAAATGCAGGCCAAGATGCAATCAGACCAAATGAAGGTTATGGCCAAGTCTCAATTAGACCAGCAGAAGATGATGCTCGATGCACAGCAGGCTATGGCTAATGACGACTTGAAACGCGATGAGTTGGATCAAGATTTATTGATTAGCGCGGCAGAGATTATTGGAAAGTACGGCACAGCCGTAGATGTAGAACGAATTAAACAGCTACAAAACGCACCTAGAAACCCTATGGGTATGTGATTTGAACATCAAAGATCGGGCGGCGCACGTTAAGCGCCT